GTTCAACAACGCCAAGGTCGATAGCTCGTTCGACTTCTATGTCATCAACCTCACCGCAGCTACCCATGCGGCGACGCTGGTGATCGGCACGGGTTGGACGATTGTCGGCGCGGCGGCTGTCTCGGCGGCAACGTCGGCGCACTTCCGTGCGCGCAAGACGGCGGACGGCGCCTACACCTGCTATCGCATCAGCTAATGTCTGGCGGGCGGCCTTCGGGCCGCCCAGCTATAACAGGAGGCACCCATGCCGAATACAAAACCTGTAGGCGTCGCCTACTCCGATCCCGAGCTTGTCTCGGGCACCACCATCACTGGCGCAACCATCTCTGGTGGCCCGGTGTCCGGCACGACGGTCACGGCGGCCGGCGACCTCTACGTGGCCTCGGCCACGGTGGCGGCCACCGGCAGCACGCAGGCTAACGCAGCGCAGTTGGCGGGCGGTTTTACGCTCGTCTCGGCGGCGGACGCCACCAAGGGCGTCAAACTCCCTGAAGCTGTGGCTGGCCGCGTGGTCATCATCAAGAACGGCGCGAACGCCGTCCTTAAGGTGTGGCCGTCAACCGGCGACGCTGTAAACGCTATCGCTGCCGACAGCAACTACGTTCTTGCCGCCAATACGTCGTCCATTCTGGTCGCGTATGACAGCACGACATGGTACTCCGTGCCGCTTCTGGCGTCATAATTTAGGTGGCCTACGGGCCGCCTTTTCCCTTCAGGACAAAGCATGATATACCTTCAGCACCCGGTTCACGGCACCAAGGTCGCAACCCTTGAGATGGAAGCGGAGGCGGACGAGGCCAACGGCTGGGTGCGGCACGCCCCCGGCGAACAGCCGCCCGAACCACCCAACACCATGCAGCGCCGCAAGCGGCCAGCGCGTACACAGGTGAGCGATGACGACAGCGGGCGAACAGATTAACGGAGCCCTGCGGCTTCTGGGTGTGTTGGCGGAAGGCGAAACGCCGTCCGCTGAAACGTCTCAGGACGCTCTGTCTGCGATGAACCAGATGATCGACTCGTGGAATACCGAGCGGCTGGCGGTCTATTCAACTATCGACCAAGTGTTGACGTGGCCCGCAACGCAGCGGTCGCGTACGCTGGGGCCAACCGGCGACCTTGTCGGCGTGCGCCCGATCCTTGTCGAGGACAGCACGTACTTCCGTGACGCTTCGACCGGCATCTCGTACGGCATCAAGCTCATCAACCAGCAGCAGTACAACGGCATCGCGGTCAAGACCGTCACCAGCACCTACCCGCAGGTCATGTTTGTCAACATGACCTACCCGGACATCGAACTGTATGTCTATCCGGTCCCGTTCAAGGACTTGGAGTTTCACTTCATCTCGGTCCAGCCGCTAACTGAGCCCGCCAATCTGGCGACGACGTTGGCGTTCCCGCCAGGCTACCTGCGCGCGTTTCGTTACAACTTGGCTTGCGAAATGGCGCCAGAGTTCGGCGTCAACCCGTCGCCGCAGGTCCAGCGCATCGCGATGACGTCCAAGCGCAACATCAAACGCATCAACAACCCCGACGACATCATGGCGATCCCGTACAGCATTACGGGGACGAGACAAAGATTTAACGTCTACAGTGGCAATTTCTAATGAAGAGCCCGATCCTCGGCTCCTTCAGCGCCGTCCGCAGCCCCAACGCGGCGGACAACCAGCTCATCAACCTGTTCCCGGAGATGATCCCGGAGGCGGGCAAGGAGCCCGCGTTCCTGCAACGCGCGCCCGGCCTGCGCTTTCTGGCCTACGTCGGCAACGGACCCGTGCGCGGGCTGTGGACGTTTGGTGACTACGGCTACGCCGTCTCGGGCAACAAACTCTACCAGATCGACAGCATGTGGGTCGTCACCGAGAAGGGTACGGTCGCGGGGTCCGGCCCCGTGTCGATGGTAGACAACGGCACGCAACTCTTCATCGCTGCGGGCGCCACCGGCTACATCTACAACGCTGGCACCGACGTATTCGCGCAGATCACGGACCCGGACTTCCCCGGCGCGTCCACGGTCGGCTTCATCGACGGCTATTTCGTCTTCACGGAGCCCAACAGCCAGAAGTTCTGGGTGACGGCGCTGCTCGACGGCACGTCCGTCGATCCGCTGGACTTCGCCAGCGCGGAAGGCTCGCCCGACAATCTCGTATCGCTGATCGTCGATCACCGCGAGGTCTGGCTATTCGGCCAGACGTCCGTCGAGGTCTGGTACAACGCCGGACTGCCCGACTTCCCGCTGTCGCGCATCCAGGGCGCATTTAACGAGATCGGCTGCGCGGCGCCCTACTCGGTCGCCAAGCTGGACAACGGCGTGTTCTGGCTGGGGGCGGACGCTCGCGGTCGCGGCATCGTCTACCGCTCGCAGGGCTACAACGGCCAGCGCATCTCGACGCACGCGGTCGAGTGGCAAATCCAGCAATACACCGACATCTCGGACGCCACCGCCTACACCTACCAGCAGGACGGCCACTCGTTCTACGTCCTCAACTTCCCGTCCGCCGACATCACTTGGGTCTACGACGTGGCGACGCTGTCGTGGCACCAGCGCGCCGGCTGGCTAAACAATCGGTATACCCGCCACCGGGGCGACTGCCAGATGGCCTACAACGCCGAGATCGTCGTGGGCGATTATCTCGCCGGGGCGATCTATGCCTACGATCCCGAGGTCTACACGGAGGCGGGCACCGTCCAGAAGTGGCTGCGCTCATGGCGGGCGCTGCCCACCGGAACCAACAACCTGTCGCGCACGACGCACCACGCCCTGCAACTCGACTGCCAGAGCGGCATTGGGCTCGACGGTGTGCAGCAGGGCACCGACCCGCAGGTCATGCTGCGCTGGTCCGACGACGGCGGCCACACATGGTCGAACGAACACTGGAAGTCGATGGGGCGCATCGGTGAGACGGGCACCCGCGTCATCTGGCGGCGGCTCGGCATGACGCTGAAGCTGCGCGACCGCGTCTACGAAATCTCGGGGACTGATCCGGTCAAGATCGCCATCATGGGTGCGGAGCTGATTATGGACCGTACCAATGCCTGAGAACATCACGCAAATCCCGGCGGCGCGCGTCACCATCGCGGAAGAGCCGACGCCGTACCCGTCGCGGCCGTGGTACAGGTACTTCTACAACCTATTCGCCATCTTGGGCAGCGGATCGCTGCGCAACGGCGCGTTCCACAGCGAGCAGACGCAGACGGCGGCGGCCATCAACACCGGCTACGCCATGACGTTCAACAAGACGGACCTGACCCAAGGCGTCTACATCGGCACGCCCAACTCGCGCGTCTACGTGGACCGCCCCGGCGCGTACAATTTCCAGTTCTCGGCGCAGTTTGTCAGCACCACGGGCTCTAACAAGAACATTTACGTCTGGGCCGACATCAACGGTACGGCGGTTCCGCAGTCGGCCACCAAGCTCACGTTGAAGGGCTCCAATGAAGCGTATCTGGCGGCGTGGAACTTCGTCCTGCGCATGAACACGGGCGATTATTTCCGGCTCATGTGGGCGACCACCGACACGAACGTCTCAATTCTGGCGGAAGCCGCCACGGCCTTTTCCCCGGCCATTCCTTCTGTTATCCTGACTGCCGCAGCAAACATAGGTGAATAATGGCCGTTCTCACCCCCACACCTAAGATGCAGTTCGAGAGTGCGGCCGGCGTGCCGCTGTCGGGCGGCAAGGTGTACACCTACGCGGCGGGCACGACCACGCCGCAGGCGACCTTCACGGACTACACGGGCGCCACGCCCAACGCCAACCCGATCATCCTCAACTCGCGCGGCGAGGCGGCCATCTGGCTGGGCTCGGCGTCGTACAAGTTCAAGTTGACCGACGCCAACGACGTCGAAATCTGGACCGTCGATTACATCTCGGCCCCCACGTCCGGCGTCTCGCCGATCCTGTCCGGCAACGTCACCATCGACAGCGACACGCCAGGCCCGGCGCTAAAAGTTACTCAGACCGGCACTGGCGACGCTTTGCGGGTGCAGGATAGCGCCGACCCGGACGCGACGCCATTCCGCATTGATAACAACGGAAATTTGTTCTGCGACGGGGCGATTTCGTTTCTGCCTACAGGCATCATTTGCATGTGGTCGGGGTCTGTAGCTTCGATTCCGACAGGTTGGCTTCTCTGCAACGGGTCTAACGGCACACCTGACCTCCGTGATCGGTTTGTCGTCGGTGCAGGGTCTACCTATGCAGTTGCAGCCACGGGCGGCAGCGCCGACGCCATTACCGTCTCGCACACGCATACGGCCACTTCGACGGTTACAGACGCAGGCCATACGCATGGTATTGTCGTCCCAAACAGCGGATACACGGTTGCGGCGGCGGCGTCTGCGCTTGGTACAGCGGGATCGTCTGCGGCAGGCACCACTGCCAAAACGGGGTCAACTTTCCTCACAACGGAAACGACCGGCGTCACCGTCGCGACGTCCAACGCGTCCACGGGCAGCAGCGGCACAAACGCCAACCTGCCGCCATACTATGCCCTCGCGTACATCATGAGGGCGTAAACGATGACCCTTGCCGATCAGGTCGAGGCCGCCTTTCTGGAACAGCCGCAGGCTGACTGCCCGGTCACGCACCGCTTTGGGCCGGGCATCTACATCCGCGAGGTGTTGTTGCCGCGCGGCGCGTACGTCGTCGGTCACGCCCACAAGACGGTGCACCTCAACATCATGCTGACCGGACGGCTGGGGCTGTTCGACGACGAGGGCAACGAGACGATCCTGTCCGCGCCGCAGACGTTTGTTGCGGGCATGGGCCGCAAGGTGGCCTACATCTACGAGGACGTCATCTGGCAGAATGTCCACGCGACCACCGAGACGGACGTGGAGACGCTGGAGGACACCTACCTCGACAAGAGCGCCATCTGGCTCGACCACGCCCGCCGTGCGTCGCTGGTGACCGAGAACTATTCTGAGGACAACGAGGACTTTCTGACGGCGATTGCCGAATATGGGTTTGACGCGCTGACTGTCCGCCAGATTTCCTTGGATGCCACGGACCAGACGCCGTTTCCGCAGGGCGACTACAAGGTCATGGTCGGCCCGTCCAAGATAGAGGGCAGCGGCTTGTTCGCGACCGGAGCATTTGCGGCCAACGAGCTGATCGCTCCGACTCGCCTTGGCGGGCGGCGCACGCCCGCTGGACGCTACGCCAACCATAGCAAGACGCCGAACGCCGAGATGTTCTTGGATGAGCGCGGCGACGCGTACTTGTTTTCCCTGCGCCCTATCTCGGGCTGCAAGGGGGGTATGCTTGGCGAAGAAATTACCGTAGATTACCGACAGGTTCTTGGCCTGGCGCGCAGGAGCAATTAAGATGTCTGGTATTGCAGCAGCAGTTATTGGCGCGGGCGCCGCGATTGGCGGAAGCCTGATTGCGGGCAGCGCGGCCAAGAGCGCCTCGAAAGCGCAGGCGCGGGCGGCCCAGCAGGGCATCGACGCCCAGAAGGAGATGTTCGAGCGCCAAGTCGAGCTGCAAGAGCCGTTCCGCCAAGCGGGTCTCACGTCGCAGAACCAGCTCATGACGCTGCTCGGCCTGAAGGGCGGCGACGAGGCGTCGGGCGAGTACGGCTCGGCGTCCAAGGCGTTCGGCATGGACCAGTTCAACGCCGACCCCGGCTACGCCTTTCGCTTGTCGGAGGGTATGAAGGCGCTGGAGCGGTCGGCTGCGGCGCGCGGCGGCCTGCTGTCGGGCCAGACCCTGAAGGGCATCAACCGCTACGGGCAGGACATGGGCTCGCAAGAGTACCAGAACGCGTTCAACCGCTACCAGGTGGAGCGCAACGCGCGCCTGAACCCGCTCCAGAGCCTCATGGGCGCTGGCCAGACGGCCACGAACCAGCTCGCTGGAGCGGCAGGGCAGCTCGGGCAGGGGCTGGCGCAGGGCTACGGCAACTTGGGCCAAGCGCAGGCGTCGGGCTACGTCGGCGCTGCGAACGCAGCCATGCAGGGCGTGCAGGGCATTAGCGGCGCGGTGCAGGGCTACTACAACAACCAGTTCATGAACAACTTCATGAACAGAAACAACGCCAACATCGGCGGCCTCTACTGATCGGGTGAATGGCAATGGCTGATTTTGGATTAGCGGCACAGATCGGACGCGGCAACGCCATGCCGGGCGCGCAGCAGCAAGACCCGCAGAACCGCATGATGCAGATGATGCAGCTCCAGCAGCTCCAGCAGAATATGATGCTGGCGCGCGAGCAGGAGGCGCGCCAGGCGCAGTTGTTCGGCCCACAACTGGAGCAGCTACGCGAGGGCATAAACACTGAGCGCGGGCGGCAGGGGTTGGTTAAAGAACAGACCAACCGCGCCCGCGAGGAAGCGTCGTCGGCGGTTCGCGCGGGCGCAGCCGAAACAGGCGTGCTTGATTACATCCAGAACACGCCGCCGCAGGAGCGCACCAGCCAAGAACGGTTGGACGCGCTGCGCAAAACCAACCCCGGCGCGTACACGGCGCTCACCAACCAAATCAACGCGGCGCGGGCCGTGCAAGAGAAGGCGCGGGCCGAAGGCTTTAGTGCTGAACGGCAGCGGTTTGAGATGCAGCGCGTCGCGCTGTCGGGCATGTCGTCGCTGTTGCCTGCCGTCACCGACCAGAGCAAGTACGACACGCTATACCAAGACTATCGAGCGGTTGACCCGACTGGGGCCAAGCTAATTGGCCCCGAGTACACGCCGCAAAACGTGGTGGCCTTGCGCGCCCGTATCCAGGAGCTGGGCGACATCGACGTCAAGCGCGACGAGCAGGGCAACGATATTCTCATCAACAAGCGGGACGGAACCATTCGCCTCCTGAGCGCCGCGGCGCGCCCAGCAGGACCGGCGGCCTCTGTGGTCGGCAATCTGGACGCCTCGTTTGCGGCCAACCCCGCCTCGCCGCAAATGATCGGCGCAGGGGCAGCTTCACTACCTAGCCCGAACGTCATGGCTGCGCCCGGCGCGACGCCGATCATTGGTCAGCGCGCGGCGGCGCCCGAAGGGCTTGGGCCGAAAGCAGTCGCCAAGGGGCAAGATGTGACGGCGACGAAGTCGGCAGAGAGCGCCTTCGACGCCGAAACGCGCAAGCGCAACGCTCGCGAAGTGCTGGCGGTGACGTCCACGCCCGAGATCGATAAGCTGATCTCTCGCTCTACGTCAGGCGGGCTACAGCGGGCGGCGGCGGGGGCCTACGAGTTCGTTACGGGTCAGTCAACGAAGGGCCAAGAGGCCATCGGGCAGCTAGAAACGGTCGCCAACAAGCTCACGCTTGACATGGCGGGCGGTAAACTGGGTGCCGGCTTCTCCAACGAGGATCGTCAGTTCCTGCTCGCCCTATTGGGTGATGTTGGCAACCCCAATGTCGGCGCTAACCGGCGCGTTGCGGCGTTCCGGCAGTTTCGTGAAGGCCTAAAGGCAATCGAAAGCGGAAAGCCTTTGAGCGTTGTGCCGGGGTCTGCGACACCCGCCAGCATAGCCCCGGAAGTCCAAAGTATCCTTGATAAATACCCTCCGCAAACCCGCGCAGGTAATTGACATGGCAACCCTTGACCGACTTGTAGACGCGCTTCGCCAAGCGGACGCAGCGGGCAATGTAGACGACGCGCAATCT